GTGCGGTAGCTTCAGCTCACAGTGAGTTATTCCATAGTGAGTTTTATGGAACAATGACGATGCGATATGAGCAGGGAAGGATTGTGCTAATGAAATTTGAGCAGACTGTCAAGCCATTATCAAGGGTACATGCTATGACAATCCCTGCCGTAGAGTGTGAAGGAGTGGCTGAATGATGGCTGGATATTTTCTTATCAATGTGATAAGTATTTCTATATTTGTGCTGGTTGCTTGGATGATGAGAAGATTACATAAAGATATTAAGAAGAATAGAGCGTCATCTGACTATTATCTTACCCATCCTTATGATCCCGATGATGCTCCAAAAAGAAGAAGTAAATGACTACAGTAGTAGATAAGTTAAAAGAGGCTGTCAAGGTCTTTCAGCAAGGCAACGGAGCTAAGCCCCTTATGCTTAATAGTGAGCTTGCTTGGACTGATCCTATGAAGCTTTTTGAGCACTACTCCTTTATGCCATATAATCCATCTGCGCTCGTTACCAGGCATGGTCTAAAGATATTTGACCAGATGCGAAAAGATGATCAGATAAAGGCCGCACTAGCATTTAAGAAGCATGCTGTCCTGTCCACTGAATGGGAGGTGACTGTTCCTGAGAACGAGGATCCTGAATGGGAGGTGGCTGAGTTTGTAAAGTGGAATCTTGAGAATTTCACTGGTACATTAGAAGAGTCATTGCTTGGTGTGCTGTCCGCCCTTGACTTTGGTTATAGTATAAACGAGAAAATCTGGGAGGAAGTTGAAACGCCTTTTGGCAAGAAGATTATTCTGAAGGAGCTGAAGAGCAGGAGGCCGCATAGTTTCGACTTTGAATCTGATAAGTTTGGTAATTTAAATTCATTACTACAAACTCAGGACAGCAAGCAGGTGGCCCTTCCTGTTGATAAGTTTGTTATATATGTATATGAGAAAGAGTTTGGTAATTGGTATGGTCAGTCTGATTTGGAGTCAGCTTATAGAGCGTGGTGGACAAAAACAAACGCATATAAGTGGATGGCTATGTTCCTTGAGAGGCTTGGTATGCCCCCCGTGTTTGCCATGTACGATCCACAGTCATACAATGCTCAACAGAAAAACGATCTTAAAGATATCATTGTCAATATGCAAGGAGCCACCAGCGGGATCTTGCCAAGACCGACAAGACCTGATGTCAAAGGAGATCAGATATTAGACTTCTGGACTCCTGAGCTTGGGGAGCAGATAAGCACCATATTCATTCCAGCGCTTGACATGTTTAATAGGGACATAGCGAGAGCGCTTCTTATGCCAGGGTTATTGGGGTTCACACCTGATGCTGGTGAAGGTTCGTACGCACGCGCACAAAAACACTTTGATGTGTTCATGATGGTCATCGGGTATATCAGGCAACGTATACAAAAACGCGTGATGCAGGAGCAGATAGTTAAACCATTAGTCGATCTAAACTTTGGTGTGGTAGATAACTATCCCCAGTTCAAACTCATGCCAATAACTGAGCAGATAAGATTGGATTTATTGGAGGCCTGGACAAGGGCTGTTGAAAAGGGAGTAGTCGTTCCGCAGGCCGATGACGAGGCTCATGTGCGTGGTCAGCTTAAGTTTCCTGAAAAGCAAAAAGGTGAAGAGATAAAAGATGTAGAAGATGAAGATATAGAGGCCCCTGCCGGAAAGAGTCCAGAAAGTGCCCCCGATTTGGATCAAGGTAAGATCAAGCAGGAACCCCAATCTGCTCCTGCAAACTCCTCTGTTGGTTTAACCAGTCCGGCTGTGGGGTCTCTATTTAAATCTTATGAGGACAGAATCATTAGTTATAAGGTTGTAGAAAAACATCTTGACAGTTTGGAAAAGGAAACTTTGGGTAAGCTTGTTCCTTTATTTATTAAAGCTCGTGATTCGTTAATAGGATTTGTTGAGCGGAATCAAAATGATTTAATGAGCAAGTTAAGTGACCTGAAACTTCGTGGGATGAATGAAGTGAGAGTTGTATTGAGAGAGTTTTTGAGAACGTCATTTACTTTTGGCAGGAATATAGCGAGAGAGGAGATCAACTCCGCTAAAAGACGTAAGGTTAAATTTGTGGCTCAGATGACACCTATCCAAGCTATCAAGTGGTTTGATAAGTGGGAGGAGTTCTTTATAACAGATGTTGTCAGGGAAGATATTCTAAAGCAGTCAAAAGGCATATTACTAAATTCTATCAAGACAGGTGAGACATTAAGCGAGACCATTAAGAAGCTTAATAATACATTTGAACCGTTTGTGGGGAAGTCTGGTGTGTTGAGAGGTGGTAAGCCTATTACTCCAGCAAGACTTGAGACAATAATCAGGACAAACGCTACTACTGCTTTCAATCAGGGCAAGTTAATTGAGTTTCGTGAGAATAGAAATATCTTACAAGGTGTGAGATATTCGGCGATTATGGATGGCAGAACTACGCCTATATGCGAGCATCTGCACGGGAAGATATTCAAACTTGATGACCCAGACCTTGATACTTTTGCTCCATCCAATCACTTTAACTGTAGAAGTGACATAGTTGGAGTAACTATTGTTTCAAAGGTAGAAGAGGAGGATTTTATATCTAAATCTCAGGCAGGCAAGGCATTTGAATTAGCTCAAAAAGGATTTATATAAAGAATTTTTACGATGGATAAGCGAAAAAAATTGATTCTCAAAAAGGCTGCCGATGAACGCGAACATCTTGCGAACCTTCATTGCAAGCACATGAAACGTTATCTTGATGAGGTCGAAATTTTGCGTGAACTGATTCGAGATGATGAAACGAAAAACGAAAAGGAAACTAAATAAATGCAAAATATAAGATTAGGTGATAATGATGTTGCTTTGATCATTAGATCGAATAATACATATGAGGCCATTATCAAGAAGAGCGATGATGATGCTGATGCGAGTGATAACTCTGTTATTATAGCGGCCTTGGCCATTAAGCTCTCTGACAAAAATACAGACTTTAGGCAGGAGGTGTTGGATTCTATTCAAAATGAAATTGATGATGAGGATGAGCTTGATAGAACACTGGACGCTATGAGTAAAAAAGAACTGGATAAACTCGCTCAAGATCGATATGGAGTGAATATCCCCAATCATTTTAAAAAACAAACCATGATAGAGCGGATTAAAGAGTTAGAAGCTAAACGAGATCAAGGAGATTAAGTAATATGCCAGAGTTATACAATATTGATGGGGTTGAGATATTTGCTACAGGCACCCATAAGAAGGATAAATATACAACAGAACATCTGGATATGATGATAAAAGCTTATACCAAGGTAGGGTTTACACCTCCTTTAAAAGATGGTCATCATAATGAAAAACAAGGATGGCCAGCTCTGGGGTGGATAAAGAACCTTAGACGTGTTGGTGAGAAACTTGTGGCTGATTTTATAGAGATGCCTAAGCAAGTTTATGAGGCGATAAAAAACAGGAGATATGACAGGGTGTCTGCTGAGATATATTTTGATTATGAGGATAAAAACCTGGGATTTTTCCCAAGAGTTTTACGGGCTGTCGCATTGCTTGGCGCAGAGATACCTGAGGTTAAAAATTTGAAACCTTTACGAGAGGTTGTTCACGAGGATGGTGAGAATAAATGGAGATACTACGACGACGAAAATGAGGTAGAGAATATTATAAAGGAATATGCTGTTGATGGCGTGAAGTTCGTCATTGGCAGATTAAAAGGAAAAACAACGACCACTGTTCAGGCAGTGTTGTTCGATAGAGCCACGTGGAGTGTCAGCAAGGCGAAAGCGTGGTTAAGTGAAAAAGAGATGCGTTCTGATAAGATGGATGATACAGGGGAAACCTTGCGTTTTAGACAACGTGATCCAGCGGATTTCGAGAGTGATTTTTTTAGAACTATTATTCCAGGACGTGCGAAAGAAAACAAAGACAATAATGATGAAGGAGACAATGATATGTCCGACGAGAGACTTAAGAAACTCGAAGAGAAGCTAGATGCTATTGTTGACGAAAAGAACAAGGCTATCAGCGAGAAGGATGAGGCTATTACATCCTTGGGGGACGAGGTCAAGAAGCTTTCTGAAAAGCTAGCTACTGCCGAGTCCAATCTAGCAGATGCAACCAAAGGTGATGACAGCAAGCGTATCATGCAATTGCAGAAGGAGCTAGAGGAGAAGCAGAAAAACCTGAATAGTCAGATTGAGAAGTTTGGCGAGACAGAGAAAAAGAATCAGGAGCTTATCGAGCAGGCAAGACAGGAGAGGATTCAGAATAAGTCTGGTGATCTCAAGTTCCCGGCCCTGCGGCCGTATGTAAAGGTTTTTTATGATCTAGTCACCCAAGGTGGGAATGAGACTAGAGTCGTTAAGTTTTCAGCGGATGCTAAAGAGTCGACAGAGATGTCCCTTGAGAGCATAGCTGATGGTTTGGTTACTACTCTGAACAAGCTAGCTGACAATAAGCTGTTTGGAGAGACTAGCACTATTCCTGAATTTAATCGCGATGATAAACCAGCGGACGAGAATCCGCGAGTTGAGGTTGACAAGCGTGTTAAGGAATATTGCGTGAAAAATAATCTCGATCCTGTTGAAGATTATAACAAGGCAAGGGATCTTATCTTTTTAGAGGATCCAGCTTTGATGAAGGCTTATGCCACATCTTAATAGGTAAGGGATTTAATCAACTAGAATTAAGGAGGTCATACAATGGCTTTTTCTAAGTTAGAGTTCATGTACACCATGAAGGCGGCGGCTGACCTTTCGGGTGTACAGTACCACATCATGCGGCAGGACGCGGCTCATTCTTGCAATGTTGCCAGTGAGGCTGTTAATTCCACCATGATAGGTATTTTACAAAACAAGCCGGAGAGCGGAGAGAACGCCACGATAGCTGATGAAGGTATTAGCAAGGTAGTTGCTGGTGCGGCTATAACACAAGGTTTACATGTAACCTGTAACGGCTCAGGTAGAGCCGCCGCAGTTGGGTCAGGTGATGTGGCTCTTGGTCGCGCACTTGAGGCGGCTGGAGCGGATGGGGATATTATCTCTATTCGGGCTTATCCTCCTGTTAGGTGGGCTGGTGCGGCATAATCGCTTCACTGGTTGTTATTTTTAATTAAAATTAAGGAGGTTTAAAATGCCTGCCAATAGTCCAGTTGGACGGGGAGCTCATTTAGACGCACCTTTGACTAATGTCGCTATTAAAGCGTTTCAAAGTCGTGCGGAGTTCATCGCTCAAAAAATATTTCCGGTTGTTCCTGTAGGGAAACAGTCGGACAAGTACTATGTAATTGATAAGCAGAATTTCTTATCCGTTCCTGATACGCTTCGTGCGCCGAAGACATCTCCGAAGCGCATTGAGTTCCAGGTCAGCTCGAATAGTTATTTTTGTGATAACTATGCTCTTGCCGGCGAAAACGCAAAGGAAGATCTAGCGAATGCTGATAATGCTATTATGCTTCGTGAGAATACGGTTGAGCTTGTCATGGATACTTTGCTCCGTGATTTCGAGGTTAGGGTAGCTAACACAGTTACCAGTGGAACGAATCTTGGTTCTTATGTTTCTCTTACGGGAACCGCAAAGTGGAGTGATTCTGTGAATAGTGACCCTATTTCAGATGTGACCACAGCGCACGCTTTCATTCGCCAGAATACAGGATTGAAGGCTAATACTATGGTGATTGATGAGGATACTCTTCATGTTATTGACCGCCATCCGATCTTAATGGATATGTATAAATATACATCCGGCGGAAGGGTATCTTTTGAGGAGATTAAGAAAGCATTCAAAGTGGACAATATGTTTATTGGTCAAGGTATTAAAGAGAATGCTCTTGAGAACGCCACATCAAGTATTACGAACATTTGGGGTAATAACGTTATCCTGTGCCGTGTTGTGCCTGGTGTGTCCAGACAGACCCAGACTTTTGGTTTGAGTTTTAGATGGACACCTGCAGGAATGCCTGCTCCGATGGTGGCCAGAAGGTACAACGATCCGGATCCTGGCAAGGGTATTGAGGTTGTAGATGTCAGTTATTATCAGGATGAGAAGATAGTAGCTACTGATCTCGCCTATGGGATCCTGGCAACTCTTTAATGGCCATCAATGAAAGGAAAAACCTATGAAAAGAATCTTTACTGAAAGTACAGGACGGTTCTCTAAAGGAGAAATACGGGACTATCCTATAGCCACTTGGCGGCAGATTGAACAGTCTGCTGGTAAGGCTATGGATGCGTTTTCTAAGTTTAATGATGAGGCCGCCTTTGACGGGATTTTAGCTGGCTCTGGTAATAAAGATCAGAGCCAGCCTAGTCCCGTTGTCAAAGAATCTAAACGTAGGAGAAAGAAATAAATGGGTGAACAGATTTGGAGAGGCCAGTTACGTGGCCCTCTTAAGACAAAGTCGTCAAGCAATAGCAATCAGTGGGCTGGGCGTACAACGATAGCTTCTGGTGATGCCACTCAGGTAGTATCTACTTCAGCAATTAACTCTGATTCAATTGTGTTATATGGTCTGGAAGCTAATACCAGGCAAAATTCAGGTTTTGGTAATCAGATTGAAGTTAGCTCTATCGTATCTGGTAGTTATTTCTTGTTTGCTTGGGCAGATGGGAATAATCTGCCACCTCGTGGAACAACTATAATGTGGAACATTATCAAAGGAAGTTAAATTATGCGATTTCAGTTATTGCATACAATCATAGCTTCTGGCGATAGTGTATCAAGCACGGTTGATCTTAAAGGAGGGAAGTTTGGTGGTTTAATTGCTACCATTGTTACCAGCGCAGATGTTTATCTACAAGTGTCGTGGGATACTACTAGCGCAAACTTTGTTAGGGCCTGGAAACCAGATGGTTCCGCTGTCTGGGATTGGGCTGTCGCTTCTGGCAATGCGGCTATTGATCTTAAGGATGTAGGTATTCCATTTCCGCATTGCAGATTAGAGACAGGAGTGGCTCAGGCAGATACGGCAAGTTTGACTTTTGTTACGAAGTTGTGATGGGTTACTTAACAGAGAGCAAGGCGTGCTGTTTTATTAGCGGCTTTGGGTATGCGCCTTGCTCTCTTTTTAATAAATAAAAATATGTTAAATAGATACAATCTAAATATTGGCTTATCAACAGATACCAAACCCACTTTGCATTCTCGTTCTGGGTCTGTTTTATTTTTTGAAACGGACACACATGACGTTTATGTATGGGATGGAGCGGCGTGGAAATATGCATCTTTTATAAGCACAGTAGAACAATATTCAGTAGCAACCAATGTTATTCAAACAGAACATGCGCGTATACACGCCGGTGAAGGCTATACAGTAACAGCAAAATTCACAGGAGTAGCCAATGGAGCAAGTAAAGATATACTTCTTTCTAATCCAGCGGCCAATTTTCCGCATTTAAGGATTTATTCGGTTGAATCTGAGAAAGCCCCTGCAAATATTATTCTTTACGAAGGAGCTACAGTAAGTGCAGATGGCACAGCGCTCACTATTTTTAATAATAACCGAGGTTCATCTAATACAGCTGGTATGACCGCTTTTCATGGGCCAACTATTACAGATATTGGGACAGATATTGAACATTCATTTATAGCAGGGTCAAAGCAAGTGGGAGGTTCTTTCTCTGATTTTTCTTATGAGTGGTTGCTAAAGGCGAATACTAAATATATAGTTCGTTATACAAATAATAGTGGACAAACTTCAGAGGTAAACTTTAAATTATTTTGGTATGAAGTGTGAAGATAATTAACCTGACGAAGGATAAATAAAAATGAAAATAGGGATGATTGGTTTAGGAAAGTTGGGTTTACCCGTCGCTGTTTATATGGATATGATGGGGCATGATGTGTTGGGGTATGATGTTACTCCAGGACGAATGAGCAAAGATTCTGTATCAGAAATGGAAGCTGGTTTTAATGGCGCCGATACTTTTGATGAACATCTTGAAAAAAGTAACATAAACTTTGCCTCATCTATTAAAGAAGTAGTGAATAATACGGAGATGATTTTCGTCGCTGTGCAAACCCCACACGACGTTAGATTTGAAGGAGTAAGTCCTTTACCCGGTGATAGAGCAGACTTTGATTATAGTTATCTAAGCGCATCTATTAAAGAAATAAATGAAGTACAAACAATTTACCCTAAT